CAACAGCTGTATTACTAGCACCCGTAGTGTTTGCACCTAGAGCTGACCTACCTATTCCTGTGTTATTATTACCAGTGGTATTTGCATCTAAACAATTAGACCCAACTGCAACTAATCCGTTACCAGAAGTATTTGCTGCTAAAGTTGCATGTCCTACTGCTGTATTATTAGATGCAGTAGTTTGTGCTATACCTGAATTATTACCTATAAAAGTATTATTAGTTCCTGTGGTTATATCTTTACCAGCTTGATACCCAATTCCAGTATTTCCTGTAGCAGTTGTTAAATCTTGTAAAGCTAAATAACCTAAAGCACTATTTTGACCACCTGTGGTTGCTGCTGATAGTGCAGCATAACCAACAGCTGTACTATCTGAACCTGTAGTATTAGCATCGAGAGCTGCTGAACCCAATGCAACATTGTAACTTCCTGTGGTGTTTTTATCTAAAGTTCCTGCACCTATAGCAGTATTGTTTGCACCTGTTGTATTGTCATTTAAAGCATCAAAACCTACAGCAGTATTACTGTTTGCTGTTGTATTTGACTGTAAACTACCTTTACCTAAAGCTGTATTTGATGCACCAGTGGTGTTTGACACTAAAGCATTTGAACCAACTGCTGTGTTGTTGTCTGCCGTTGTGTTAGCATTAAGTGCATTATTACCAACAGCAGTATTTTCGCTACCTGTGGTATTTTTTTCTAATGCAGTTCTACCTATACCATGATTTCCTGAACCTGTTGTTAATTTTGTAAGTGCTTGATAACCTAAACCAACATTATTATCACCTGTTGTTAAGTCATCAAATACTTCCCAACCTAAACCTGTATTATAATTAGCACTACTTAAAGTGCCTGTACCAGCATCGTTACTTATTAATATACTGCTAGTAAAGTTAGATATATTAGAAGATATACCTACGCCATTGATTGTGCTTGATCCTGTAATAGCTCCATCTACTTGTAGAGTAGAAGCCATATCTACAGCTCCGTCTATATCGACCACATCAAGGTTCGTAGTTCCGTCTACGTCTATATCGCCAGATATGTCTAATGCGGTACCAATAAGAGTTTGTGAAAAAGTGACTTGTCCGTTAGAGGCTATAGTCATAGCGTCTACATCAGAGGCTGATCCTATAGTTTTACCATCGCCTATAATAATGTCATCACTAAAAGTAGCTGTTTGTGCAAAGGTAACACCACCACCATCTGCTATGGTCATGGCATCATCACCATCGGTATATTCTATAAGAGGTGTTTGAATAGAAGAACTACTTTCTATAATTCCACTTGTTTCTAAATTTAAAGAAGCAAAAGCATCTACAACTGCTGCACCAGAACCTGCTCCATCTGAATAAACTACTTTAGTTTTACCAGTAGGTATTGTTACTGTAGCACCAGTACCTTGTTTAATAATTATAGATTGAGAACCACTTGTTCCATTTTCTATAACCCATAATTTAGATACAGTATTAGGTCCTATAGTTATAGTGCAAGTAGAATCTAATGTGCCTGTATATTTAACAAACATAGACCTAACAGGGTCTGTAGCACCATCAGCTATAGTGCTAGTATGCGTATCAGCATTTGTAGTAATGGCTTCTGTGCCATAACTAAAAGCTTCTGCTATTAATTCAAGATTAGTATTTGTAGTTTCACCCCATGTACCACTAGCATCACCAGTAGCCATCTCGTTTAATCTTAAATCATTTACATATGAACTTGCCATTATATATTCCTCTTTATAATTTTATTATGCTACTTCACTCCAATCTGGTGTTTGTGAAGTAGAAATTTCTGAATAATTTGCTGTTTGTGTTGTTGATATATTACTATAACTTGCTGTTTGTGAATCATCTATTATAGACCAAATATTAACGCCTTGTATTTCTCCAGTAGCAGATAAACCAGTTATAGATACATCTGCTTTAGCTATTACAGTTTCTGATCCTAAACTTGTAGTTCCTGATAAACCTGTAACTGAAAGTATATTATTTGTTACTAAAGATATACTTCCTAAAGAACTTGTAGCAGAAATACCAGTAATAGCAACATTAGCTGCTGCAGATACCGATTCATCACCAAGAGTTCCTACTGATGCTGAACCAGAAACTCCTGTAACAGCAGCTCCCATTGTAATAGCATTACCTAAAGCTGAAGTTCCAGTATTACCTGTAACTGAAGTATTTGCATCAGCAGCAACAACTTCATCGCCTAATGCTGATGTGCCTACATTACCTGTAACAGAAATATTAGCTGTTCCTGTTACAGTTTCACTTCCTAAAGCTGATGTAGCACTTACTCCAGTAACTGATACTAAAGCTTTGGCTATTACTGTTTCGCTACCAAGTGCAGTAGTTCCTGCGACTCCAGTAACAACAACTGGTATAGGCTCACCCCAAGTAAGTTGTCCCCAGGTCCCTCGACCCCAACCAGTTATATTAGCCATAGGCTACTAAGCTATTCTTATAATAGCATTTGATGCATCTGCTGCTGGAAACTGAATAGTAAAGTCTCCTGCTGTAGAAGTTTTATCTCCACCAAAATCTAATACACATACAGCAGGATCACCTGATGCACTATCATTAAATATAAGGGCACCTCTAGCAGTAACAGTAGCTGTACTAAATGTTAAATCTGCAAAATCTGTTAATGCAGTAGTTCCTGATGTACTAGGATCAACTCTAGTTAAAGTTCCACCTTTAGCAGTATAGTTAGTACCACTAACTTCATTTGAAGTAGTATAAGCTGTTGTAGATGCACCTAATGATGCAGAACTCGTATATAAAGCTAATTGAAAAGTGCTACCGCCACTATTCTTAAAATTATGCACTCCTTCTAATAATTCTTGTTTGAAAGATGTACACATTGCTTGTGAAATTGCCATTATAGTCTCCTAATAATTTCAGCCATATCTTTATGACCTTGTTTTTCTAATAATCCTGCTACAGTAGCTCTATCACTAGCTATAGCTTGTTTTAAATAAAATAATACAACATTTGTCATATTATCTTTAAAAGCTTGTGCCTGTGCTTTTACCATTGGATCAGCATTATCACTAATAGAAATTAACTTTTCCATTATTCTTTCTGTCCAATGTTCAGGACTTAATCCTTTGTTTTGAGTTGTTTTAACGTCAATATTACCCAAACTTGTTGATACATCTACTGTAAACATTATGTTACCTGTTGTCTTACAGGACCTGTCCTGTAGTTATCTTTAGTGTTTTTACCTTCAGCAAATACTTTAAATCTTGATACAGCTTCTTGAAATCTTTTTTCATAATTAACCATAATATCTGGTTCACCTTTCATAAATGTATAAGCCTCTACCAAAGACCCATATAATAAACAATCTGGTCCATTTGTGCCTATATAACTTGTTCCATCACCACTTGTTGTAATAGATGTTGGTGTGTATTCATAATGAAGTTCTGCAGTAAAATTTGCATTTGGTGTTGGTGCAACAATAAAACTATCTTCATCAAATCTAGCATAATATTTTGGCACACCTGTTGTAGAACTATTAGGATAAGCTTCTCTTATAAAAGCTACATCCTTAAATAATAAATATTCATAGCCACTATTATCTACAGCTAAAGAATGTGATGATAAAAAGTCAGTAGGAGTAGATAAATATTGATTACCTGATGTTAGAGTTCCTGTAACATTTTTTCTAAATACTGGAAGCGATACAAGTTTTTGTATTCTATCTTCTGTATTAACTATAAATTCATCTAAATTATTTACAAAAGTAGTTTCTGTATTATTAGTGTAATCTTGTATAGCTGTTTTTAATGTTGTAAATGTCCAAGCCATTATCCTGTACTCACTTTAACTTTCCCAATTTCTGTTCTTAATATAAGTCCTGTTCCTGATACAGGATTAAATCCAAAATATTCAGTAGATGATTTTTCACCTCTATCAGGTCTTGGATTAAATAATGATTGATTATCAGATGAATCTACTTCACCAATTTTTAGTTGAGGATGATCAACATCAAGACAATTAGGACAAACTCTTAATCCATTACGAACACTATCTTGTATTTCATATTTTAAATCTTTTAACTTATAGGTAAATCCACATCTATCACAATCACCTAAAGCTTTTTTACCTACTGCGTAACTCATCTATATAAATTTATATCAGGAACAAATTTAACAGATGCTTTTTCTCTATCAGCATCGCTTACATCATTCCAAAGTTCATCATACCTTTGTTTAATCATTCCAACTCTATTCTGTGCTTCAGGTATTTTACAAGCTAAATTATAAGCTAAAGCATATGTTAGACATGGTAAGTATCTACTAGGCACATCTGCATTATTACTTGCAACATTACCAGCATCTTCTATTCTTTTAATATAGTCATATACCAATGTATATGTTTCTGCAGAATCAGGAGTTGCCCACAAAACTATACTGTTAGAACTTGTACCTTTATCAATAAAAAACTGAGTTGGCTTTGATTCTAATAATTTAACAGCTTGATGATTATATTCTGTTCTTGATATTCTATTTAATCTTTGATCAAACTGATTATCTGTATCACCTGCATCCGTTCTTATAAAAGCATCTACAACTTCTAAAGCACTAGATTCTAAAGTATATGTATTAGTGCCAGCAGTAAGTGTTTGAGTAGCTTGTTCTATCTTCCACAAATTTAATCCTTTGTTTTGCCACTCTAAAAAAATAAGATTAAGAGCACGCTTTGCTCCTTTATAATCATAGCCTGAACGCAACTCACTACCACACAAATCATAGGCTTCTTCCATAATATCGCCTAAATCTAATGTAAATGCTGTTGTTCCACTTGTTGCCATTGTTTATCCTGTATTAACACTTCCACCTTCTACGAGCCTGTCTAATTCTTGAATTAGGATCATTTCTAGTTTTAGCTGAACTTCTTTTAAGTTGCCCTAAAGACCTTGCACAATAAGACTTTCTACGTTTTGCTGCCTTACTACCTTTTTTAACTTTACCTGTTACTGCTGTTTTTAACTTAGAACCAGGATTTAAACGCCTATAAGCTTTAACTCCTGCTTTAGTCATTCCAGCTCCAGACTTAGTAGAACGAAAGTTTTTCTTATTTCTAGCAGGCATCTTCGCCTGTTTTCTTATAGGCATATTTACTACTTAGTTTTTTTACCGCCTTTCATACCACCTTTAGTAGACATTTTACTTCTCATCATAACTTTTCTACCTGTGCCATATTTACTTTCTTTAGGTAAATCGTTAGTCATTTTAGTATTGCCACCAGAACCAAACATTCTTCTAACATAATTTTTATTATATTCAGCTCCCATTTCGGTTGCTTTTGGTTGTTTGCCACCTTTGTAACCCATCTTACTTTTCATTTTTGTCATAATTTTATACCTTTACTTAGATGCAGCTTTTTTAGGTCTACCCCTTTTTTTAGCTGCTGTTTTTTTAACTGTTTTCTTTTTTGGCTTCTTACCACCAACATAAGCTTCATTAACATCAGGTGTAGATGGATCATCAGCTACATAATGACCTTTGTCATCTCTAGCTCTTACGCCATTCATTTCATCACATTTGCGTTGTGCATCTTCTAAATCAGGATCAGGACCAAATACTGGTCTCCAAATACCATCATCTGAAGCTCTTAAAACTTTGTATTGTGGTGGAAATTCACCAGTTTCTGAAATTATATAATTTGCCATAATAAATACCTATTAATCAGAATATACTTTAACCATTTCTAAAACGATAGAATAAGTATCTCCTGATGAGTGACCTTTAGTAGTAAACAAAATATCTCCTGTTTTACCACTACCTGCGTTATTTGGTAAACCACCAAAATCTTTAAAGTCCATATGCCCATTACTACTTTCAGCAAGTTCCATTAATAAAACATTACTTGAAGCATCTAAGAACATTTGAACAGACATGCCCACGATAGCGTGACTAACTCGCATAACTCTAACTTCTGAACAAGATACACCTGCTGAGTTAGAAGCTAAGGCAGATACATCCACCTTAGCCACTGCTGATTCTCCTGTGCCATCGCTAACATTAGTAAACTTTATAACACAATTTCTTTCACCATCTATTATGGTTTGTGTTGTTACTGCATCAGCCATAATTTTCTCCTATTAAGCGTTAGCAAATGGAGTTACTAAAGTGCCTGAACCTAAAGTGATTCCTTCTACAGCGTATTTAGCACTACCCATTGCAGTTACTTTAATAATACTACCTGCTAATCCACCTTTAGTTGAGCCATTTAATGTAATGACATCATTAGCTGCACCAGAAATAAATGTTTTACCTGTAGCATCATCAACACCTGTATATAAACCACCTACAAATTTATCTGTCCTTCTTCTTCTTCTT